CAAATGACTCTTAATCATTGGGTCCCCGGTTCGAGTCCGTGATGGCGCACCAGAATGGCTAAATTTAGGGAAGTAGATTTTTATCTGCTTCCCTATTTTTTTGCTTTAATGCGCAAAAAGGTTGCAAATGGGTGTCAAAATGGGTGTCAAAATTATTTCTTTTGAGACCTATATTTGGTCAATTTTTCGATTTGCTCGTTCTCAAAATCGGGTTTAATGTGTTGATAAATGTCTTTTGCGACCTTAGAATCATGATGTCCAAGCCATGCAGTTGTAACTTTTTCGGCTATTCCAGCATTCAAGCATTGAGTAGCAAAATAGTGCCTTAATGTATGTAACGTGAACTTCGTAAGTCCATATTTTGATGCAATCTCAGATACTCTTCTAGCTGATTGCCATCTTGAAATAGAACCAAATATTCTTTGATGTTCATGTTGTATCTCACTAAGTACTTGTTTTGCTTCCGGAAATAGAGGAATCATACGTATTGAAGCGTACGATTTAGGCGTTGATATTGTTCCTGAAGAAGTGTTGAATGATTTGTTAATATTAATTTTGTCATTAATATCACTCCATTCAAGTGCTAACGCTTCACCTCCACGCAATCCGGTAACAGAAATAAATCTAGCAAAAAGGTATAAATTGTAATCTTCTGTTCTTAAATACTTAAAAAATTGGTCTAGTTCGGCTGTGGTAGGAATTTCTTTTTCTTTTGTTCTAGGTTTTTTAATTGGATCAGTAAAATCAAATGGATTCTCTTTAATAATTTTTGTTTGCTGCAGTTTTGAAAAACAGCCATTCATGAGCACATATGTGCGGTGCCGCATGTTAGGAGCTTCAATTGACATAAAAAAGCGATCTAGGTCCATTGGCGTGATTTTTGATACAGGTTTATTACCAATTGGATGTTCCATTGTCTTTCGAATTAAGCTTGATTCATAATCTTTTATGGAAGCTTCCTTTAATTCGCTCTTATATAGCTTCATGAATTCCTGAATCCATTTATTCAATGTAATAGATTTAGTAATAACGGATTCACTATCTCGTTTGTTTCTCTCATCTACAGCTTTATTTAATTCAATAATAATATCCTTCTTGGTTGATGCATATAGGCACTTACGATTTCCAGAGTCGTAATAACGCCCTTGCCATCGACCATCTTTTCTTTTGGTGATGCTTCCTTCTTTTAATGCAGGCAAAGATTCTTCCTCCTTCCATAATGCCGCATCTTCAGCGAAAACACCCTCCTTGACATCTCCGTTCATAATTTTATCAATTAGGTCATCAGAGTAACTTTCATCATTGATAATGTACATATTTTTATCAAAATCATAATAAAAAGCTGCATCCTTCTTAGAATCACTCTCCAAGATCTCAGCAGCTTCAGTTCTTCCTTTAACGTATGATTCAACCTGATCAAGTTCTTCCTTGATCTTGTTGATCAGTTTAAGCACTCGTTTCACAATTGTATCTCGCTTTCATGTAGTTTATGAGGTGAATGACATGACAGGATACATTTAGTTTTTATGAAGTTTGATTTATATACCTTATCCGTACCAACAGCAAGTCACTATATTTAGAATTTGTTACTAATTAAGATTGTCCTTTATCGGTTTGTTATCATTTAAATAATTAGCGTTTTTACCAATATCTAACTCTCTAATGTCGAGTATAGAATCAATTGCTCCATTTAGTTTATATAGATCTTTTGTCGAATATGAAGATAGCTTATGTCTAACATCATCAATAGAAAAATTTTTAGATATTTCAGATTCTATAGATTTAGTATTAAATTTTCTACCAACCAATTCGTCAAGTGAAACATTATATATATCTGCAAGCAAAATTGCCTGATCGATATATAAATTTTGTGCACCACGTTCTATTTTTGACATGGTTGATTTAGTAGTATTTAATTTATGAGCAACATCTTCAAGAGTCATTTTATTACTGGTTCTAATATCTCTTAAGCTCCTTATCATAATAAACACCGTCTACCTTCTATATATTAATTATAATGTTAAGACACAAAATAAACAAATATAAAAAAATAAGTATCAAAAAAAGACACATTTGTCTTGACATAGACATTTTTGTGTGTTAAAGTGTCTTTATAAGAAACAAATATATAGAGAAGGAGACAAAAAATGAGATTTAACCATAACGTAATTGGGGAATTAAGACGTAATAATAATAAAATGACTCAAAACCAACTTTGTAATATCCTTGCAAATAGAGGAACAAAGATGACGGTTAGAACATTGAGCAGAAAAGAGTCTGGTGCTTTTCCGTTTGATGTAAATGAATTAGGAATTATCTGTTCTATTTTTGGAAAAAATCCTAATTTTTTTTATGCAGATGAGGTGTCTAAATCAGATACAATATCAGATCAAAATGTAAATTTAAGACACCTGGAGAAATGATGAATAAACAAGAATTATCTAATCTAATTGATTATTACAAACAAGAATTAGAGTTTGATGAATTTGCTCCCAGGACCATAAAAAAATACATTGTCGATGCAAAAAGGTTTATTGACTTCCTGGATCATAACCACGACATTGATAAAAACGATGCTATTGAATATAAATCAATGCTCATGGATAAGTATAAAGCAAAATCAGTCAACTCATATTTAATATCACTAAACAAGTTTTTAAAATATGCAAAAGTAGATGAACTTGTTTTGAAAATGTTAAAGATTCAAGAAGAGTATTCGTTTGGTGACATTATCAACGATCAGGAATATCGAAGATTAATGAAATATGCAGAATCATCTGGTGATATACAGCTTCTAATGATAATGAAAGTAATAAAATCATCAGGCTGTAGAATAAGCGAAATTCGCTTTGTGACAGCGGAAGCGATATATGAGACTAGATATAAGGACACATTCATTCCGATTCGCTCAAAGGGCAAAAATCGAATGATTATCATAACAAACAAGACTAGGAATGAACTTTTACATTATTGCAAGTCAAAACGCTTGGAATCAGGACCAATATTTACATACAGTTATTCAACTATATGGAGACACATGAAAAAGGTTGCTGGGCTAGCTAAAATCAATAAAGATAAAGTTTATCCTCATATCTTCAGACATTATTTTGCCAAATTATATTTACAAAATTATTCGAATAGCATCTCTGAACTAGCAGATATTCTTGGTCACTCATCGATTGAGACAACGAGAATCTATACAAGGACCACAAACGAAGAAAAAAGAAGAAAAATGGAGCAATTATAGGAGGATAGTATGAAAGCAAACAAAACTATTGAAGAAGTGGCAAATGAATATGTATCACAAAATAATAGGGGAACTGCATTTCCATATGCATTGCTCGTTATCGAGGAAGAGTTGGTAAGTTCTGAAGATGGAGAGGTTATCGGTATTTATTCACCGAATGCAGCCGAAATGTATTACTACGATAGTTTAAAACCCACTGAATTATTACATGAATTAAAGGATCTTTCTGTTGATGATGAATATGCAATTGATGAAATAGAAGAAATATTCAACGACATTTCTTGCGCTGAAGATTTGCTCCAATTTTATAGAAGATATATTGATTTAGATGCACGTCTGTATACATTCAATCGTGAATACGTTCGAAAAGGTGAACAAATGTTTTTAACCGAATCAAGCGCAAAAGCACATATTGACATGAATGGTCACAACATGAAGAAACCAATTACTTATGGAATTCACATCTTTAGAAATCTGGATATGGAATTAATTATTCAAGACCTTATGAAAAAAGCGACGTTGCCTATCGAACAATTGAATGATGAGGCTAAGTCATATTTTACTAGGAAAGTACTGGAGGTAAAGTAATATGGCAAAAAGAAGAATGATGTCAATGCAAATCGTTGATAGTGATGCATTTCTAGATATGCCATCGTCTGCACAAAACCTTTATTTTCATTTACTAGCTAGAGCAGATGATGAAGGCTTTTCAAATAATTATAAAAAAATAATGAGAATTGTAAAAGCAGCTGAAGATGATTTAAAGATTCTCATGGCAAAGAATTTTATCATTATTTTTGAAACCGGGGTACTAGTAATTAAACATTGGTTGATACATAACACAATGAGAAAAGACCGCATAACTCCAACATCACATACTGAAGAAAGACAACAAATTTTTATAAAAGAAAATGGCAGTTATACATTAAAAAACAATGTTGTCAACCAAATGTCAACCAATTGTCAACCAAATGTCGGCTTAGATAAGATTAGTATAGATAAGATTAGTATAGATAAGATTAGTATAGAAGAATTAGAAGATAAATCTTCTTTGTTTGTTGAAACAAACCCTGAAATTACTAAATCACAAAAAATTGATTTTGAATCTATTACTGATTATTGGAATACACATTCGTTTTTAAAAGAAATCACAAAAATTACTGATCAACGAAAACCGAATGTTAATGCCCGGGTTAAAGAGTTTGGAATTAATGCTATCTATAAAATGATTGATAACGTTGGTAGATCATCATTTCTTAGAGGTGATAATTCAAGAGGTTTTATGGCTACGTTTGATTGGTGTTTTAAACCTAAGAATTTTCCAAAGGTTCTTGAAGGAAATTATCTTGATGGTGAAAAAGAAACTTTTACAACCGATGTCGATAAGCGTTCTCAAAAATTAAGAGAAAGGACAGGAAGTATATCATGACAGAAGTTCAAGTAATTTCAATTAAAAAATACTGCGAAGCTATTTATCCAATGATGAAGAATGATTCAGATGGTGATTCTGATCTAGTTTGGTACGACCAACTTAAAGATGAAGAATATCATGGAACGATGCAAGCTCTAAAAAATTGGATAAAAAAAGGTAATAAATTTCCTCCATCAATTCCAGAATTAATATTTGGATATGATTATGCGGTTTTAGAACATCAAGCCGAAGTTATTCGAATGATGGATTATGATAAATACTTTGATGATCCAAAAGGAACTGATGAAGAGATTGCTGCATTTAATAAAAAAAATCGAATACGAAGAGCAAAAATGTATTGCAGCATCGACTATCCAAAAGAAAGAATTCCGGAATGGTTTAAAAAAGACTATTTAAAATACGATGAAAGATTAAAAGCTGAGTATATCAAGATATCTCTTCAGCAAAAATCAGCTGGGTTACTATCATGATAAGAACAATGACTGGAGGAAGATTTGTTCAACCTCCCAAAGAAGATCCATACGACGCAATTATTAATCTTGTTATTGATTACAAAACAGTCTATGGCAGAGTTCCTGATTTGATTGTTTGTGAAGAAATTCCGGAACAATGTCAAAAAACAAATACTATCAAAATTGATGAGAAAGACATTTTATTGTGTCTTGCGGGGAAATTATGAGTGATATCAAGACCGTGACTAAGAAAGTCACTGATGAATGCTTACGATATATTCGAATGCATAAAAAAATGCCATTATCTGTAGGATTAACAAAATCACAATTTGAAGAATATAAACACGAAGTTAGACAAACTGGTGAAAAGGCTCTTGTCATGTATAAAGGCAAAGAACATGAAGTACCAGTTGGAATAATGTAGGAGGTCAACATGGATAATTTATGGACCGTAATGAATGCACCTGAATACGAAGAACAAAAACCTGTAGATACAAGAGTTGAGTTTATTACGGATTTAAGTAATGACCAAATTGAACTTCATAAGTATCTAAAGAGATTTTGTAAATCAACTGGAAGAGAACCAACTCACAAAGAAATCTTATCTGATATGGATTATATTTACAATTACTTTGATGAACTACATGATCATCCAGAAAGAGACTTTGTTAATATGTCTTGCCGGAGAAAACTATCTGATGATTTAGAAGCTTTAGCATTTAGCACAACTACTCATACAGTTTTTACCGGTCATGGATATGCTCAAGATGAAAACGAATCAAAGATAAGAGAAAAGAAGCTGCAAATTAAAGGTAAAGAATCATTTAAAAAAGCCGCAATTTGTAAGCGGAAACGTGAGTTAAACAAACAGTATTATTATGATTTCAATACTGATAGAAAAAAGAATTGGAGTTCATACGTCAAAGAGCAGTTAGATATTGTCACAAAAGCGTTTGATAACGATATTGAAACTCTTAACAAAGAAATTGATGAACTTCAAAAAGAAGTAAGTTGATATGGATAAAGTCAAGTTTAGGATTTGCATAAATCCGTTCACAAGGAAAATTGAGAAGGTTTGTGACAGACAAGACAATCCATGTTGTATGTGCATCGGTATAGATGTGGTTTCTATCAATGAAATTCGTTCATGTATCGATTTATTAGGTGTTAGTGGCAACAATACCAAGAAAGAAGTTAAAAATCGTTTAGAAAGGCTTTTAGAAGCCTAAAAAAATAGGAGGAAAAAGGAAAATGGAAGACTTAATCATTAAAGCTAGAGAATCATTGAAAGAACAATTTGATTCATCGAAAGACTTGGAGAAGATTATTATCAATAATTGTCTTCTTCCAGAAATCAGTAACAACCCTGAATTTGCTACGAAAATTTTGGCAGAAGGCAAATCAATTCCGGATATGTTTTCAAAAATAATGGATTGGGTTAGAAAAAGCAAAAATTATTCACCAAGCCATGACGTAATTTTTTCTGCTGCTATTCATTACTTTCAAGAAGATAATCCGGAATTTGTTGAAGAAATTTTTAAAGAAGAACCGCTTGTATTTGGAGATATACACAAAGAATTTAATACTCCAATCGTTAAATATATCACCGGTACCATCATTCGTGAAACAATCAAAGAAGTAACATCGAGCAAAGATACAGTTGAACATATTGAGAAAAAAGTCAAAAAAACCATTTCTGATAAAACGACAGTTCAAGATCAATTAACAATAGACTTGTTTATCTAGGTGGCAGCATGGATTACTTAGAAATTAAAAATTCACTTGAATTTCACTATTTAGGAAAAAGTAATGGTAAAAGGACTTTAGCTAAATATCTAAGTGAACTTGAATCATTAAAATACTTAAACATAGAAATACCAACTCCAGTTGAAGTTGATGGTCCATGCCAAGTATTAGAAGAGTTTAACGATGGATATTTATTAAGAATCTATCACTTTAGAACATATTGGGATACTCTTTATGGAAAATTAATCACTGAACTTGTTGAGAATTATCGATGTTTCTTTGGAAAATCCTTTGGTGACAGTCAACTATTGATTAGAGATCAATACGGAAAGAGTACAGTTAATGGTTATCGTTATCCAAGACAAATGCAAGGATATCATCAAGACAATTTTGCTTACAGCACTCCTTTGAAGTTTATCAATAAAACAGATTTGTTTCCTTACATAAATTTTGATGGTCTAAAAATTGTTGGAATGAGATTGATGGAGTACTTTTATTCAGGTGTTCAATCTTCTAATATTGTCAAATCGAATGTTACAGGGCAATTAAGAGATGTATCACAAGACATTATTAAAGCTCGAGAATGTGAATATACTCTTGAACTTTTGATAAAATCAGGAAGAAAAAGACTTGCAGAGTTATATGTCAATGAGTGCTATGCATCTGATATTAAAAAACTCTTAAAACAAAATCCACAATTATTAAAAAAGCCAACAGCCGAAAGAATTAGGTTAGCTGCAGCTCTTGGCGATATTAAATATCAAACAGGAATGATACAGTTTAATGATTCTCCATATTTTCACCCAGGAACAAAAATCAAAGAATTATTAAATTATTGCAAGTGGAATAAATTCTATCAATATATCAAAACTCAATATAAGTTTAGAGTTGGATTAAGACAGATAAACTATCTCAATGATTTTATAGATTATAGAAATCATAATTTAGAATTTGGTTTACCAGATTTTCCGAAAAATTTGTACGATGCAAAAGAAGTACTTCAAGAACAACTTGATAATAAAAAAACTCAAGAAGATATTGAACGAGCAAAGATATACGAACAAAGCATTCAAGAGCGGACTAAAGAACTGTTTAATCTATCATACAAAGGATTTGTTATCTTTCCAGCTCCATCACCAAAAGCACTAATTGAGGAAGGAAAGACAATGCATCATTGTGTTAGCAATTATACAAAAAAATATGCTGAAGGCGAATGCGATATTTATTTTTTGAGATTAGAGTCCGCTCCAGATGAATCACTTGTTACTGTTGAAATTAAAAATGGTAAACTCGTACAAGCTAGAGCAAAACATAATCAAAACCCTCCCAAAATTGTAATGCCGATTATTAATAAACTTGTTAACAAATATGATAGTGCTCGGGCGTAATTATTATGACAAACAATAATGAGCCTGAATGTCTAGCATGTGATCACTGTTCATTTGATGAAGGTAATGGTAGCCCAAGCAGATGGTACTGCCTTCATCCGGAAAATCCAAGTCAAGTAGCTCATACAGCATCATTTACAATTATTACTCGAGGAGAACGCCATGACAAATTTAATAATATTCCAAGAAAAAAAGTACCAAAATGGTGTCCGTTTATTAAAAAGAATTGGATTGGATTTTAAATAAAAAAAAGGAGGCACAACGATGCCAAAAAATCAAATAAAATCAGTTTCAATCGAAGAAGTTAAACAAGCTTTAAAAGTTATTGTAGGTAGTCCTGTAGTAAAAATGGGTGTTTTATCAAATCAGCAATTGAGTCAAAAAATTCAAGTTGTAGAATCGTTTATTGGTTCTGTATCAGAGACAATTGAATCTAGTGAAAAGACAACTGAAGAACTAAAAGTTTTAAAGAAGAAAGTTAATGATCTATTTGAATTAGCTCCAGCATTTAGTTCTGAAGCTGTATTACCAGATAAAGTATGGGATAAAATTGATAAATTAAAATCGGAATTAATTGAATCCTGTAAGGGGGCAAAATAAAATGTTTGAACAACACAATGAAAGAAAATGTAGAATTTGTGGATGTACTCAAAACCATGCTTGTCCTGGAGGATGTTACTGGGTAGAAGATGATCTATGCAGCCAATGTGCTGTATGCGAATTATGTGACCATAATGGAAAAGACTACGATATCTACAAATGTGAAACTTGTGGAAAACTAGTTTGTGAAGATTGCGGTGAAAGTTTGAATGATGGAGATTCGTTCTTTTGTAAAGAATGTTTGTCAAAAATGAAAAAACGTGACTGTTCAAAATGCAGAAATCAAAATAGTGATAATTGTCCATTTAATGGCGAATATTCATATTGCTATGATTGTGAAGAATACGAAATATCTGATATTGCTCGATTAATTGAAGAAGCTCATAAAAATGCAGTTGATCATGGATGGTGGGAAGAACCTAAATCATTTGGTGAATTAATTGCGCTTATTCACACTGAGTTATCCGAAGCATTAGAAGAACATCGAAATCATATTGATCCAAAACTGACATATTATTCTGGAAGCCATGATACCGAAGCTGGTACGCTTATTATTAAAAGTCCTTATCCAGTTCCTGAAGCATCAAAGCCAGAAGGTATTCCATCAGAATTAGCTGATGTTGTCATTAGAGTATTTGATATCTGCGGATACTACGGTATCAATCTTGAAGCAGCAATCAAAGAAAAAATGGAATATAACAAAACACGTCCATATAAACATGGTGGAAAGAAACTTTAGAGGATGATTATATGACCGAATATCGATGTAAAGAATGCGGAAAACTTCAATATACAGCAGATACAAAATCAACTACTCCATGCACTTATTGTGGTGGTGAGTGCGTGATTACTGAATTGAAATCTGATGTTAAAGAGGTGAAAGAATGAACTACGATGAAGCGATAAAGAAACTAATTTCTGGAAACTATACAGTAGAAGAAATTATTGCGAGTCTTGAAAATGATATCAAACAGCGAGAAGAAAATTGGCGCTATTTAATGAATGAAAGAAATAGTTGGCGGAAATCTTCCTTCGAATTGCAACGTAAAGAAAAAGAGTTAAAAGAAACCGCAAAGAAAGAGCATGAGTTGCTGGGGTTGTATCAAGAGTTAGCAAAAGATTTAGGTTTGACTTTCGAACATGATACTTCTGATGTCGATAATTTGCCTGTTGATTTTGAATATCTTTACGTAGATACGGAATCTTTAAATGCTCTTGAAACATTTAAAAAAATCACCGAATTGGAGAGTGAGTTGAAATGAACTACGATGAAGCGAAACAAGATTTAGAATTTATAAATCAATTTGTCTTAAAAGAATATGGATTTTGTTTAAAAACTATTCCTCAATATTTTCATATAGAATCCGCACTTGAAACCGCCAAGAAAGAGCACGAGTTGTTGAATAATCATAAAATCAAACCAAAAGAAGTTATTGAAGAAATTCAGGATTACTTTAACATGGAATGTAAATACAATTCTAAAGAAAAGAGTTTTAATTTTGGACATTATTGCTATATAAAACCAGAACTTCATAGAGGCAAAATATTGATTCAATCTAGTGAAAATTTGCCACCACATCTATTTGAGCTAGTTGGTAGTTTCTACAAGGAGAGATACCATGAATAAAACAAAAATTGAATGGTGTGATTCAACATTAAATCCAGTAGTAGGTTGCAGCTTTGGCTGCTCCTACTGCTATGCTAATAAACTAAATTCTCGGTTTAAATGGATTTCTGACTGGAATCAACCTAAATTTTTTCCAGAAAGGCTTGAACAATTAAACTCAAAACAGCCAAAAAACATCTTTATGAACTCCATGAGCGACATCGCTGATTGGAAAGAAGAATGGATTATTGAAATTGCACAAGCGATTGAAAAAAATCCACAGCATAACTATTTATTTCTTACTAAAAGAATTGAAGTTATATCCAGAAGACTTGATAAGGCCACTCTCATGTTGATTGATCGACCTAATGTATGGCTTGGAATTACCGTTACAAACAACGATGATATGAAAGCTAGAATATATGAACTATATCGACTTTGGTCTTTAAAGTGCAAAAGATTCATCTCGTTTGAACCGATTTTTGAAAAAATCAACATTGATTTTCTTGACTACTTTACCGCAATTGATTGGATCATAATTGGGGCCGAAACAGGTAATCGGAAAGAGAAGATTATTCCTAAAGATTTTTGGATAGGGCACATTGTCTATTATGCAAAAACAAGAATGCCGGTTCCTGGGCCAATATTTATGAAAGAAAGCATGCTCCCAGTAATGAGTGAAAATTATATGCTAAGAGAGTTTCCAAAGGAGTTGATTCATAATGTATAAAGAAGCTATCATCATTTTTGCATCAATTTTAATCTTATTAATCATATTCTCGTTTTACACCATCAAATGGATGCGTAAGCAGCGATTAATTAAAAAGATTAGTCTTATTACCGGAATCGAAGAAACGTATCTAGACACGAAATTTGAGATGCTAGAGAAGAAGCCTTACAATCAACGAATTAAGATCTGGCATCAAAACAAATTTAATAGTACAAAACCAAAACCAAAGCCAAGAAAAAAAAGACCGAAACCAGGAGGATTAAAGAAATGAGTCAACTTGATGTTTTACTTCCATCTGATGGTTGGCAAGGTCCCGGGTATTACCTTCAACAAAAATCAGTAAGAGCTAAGGATACAAGCCCTTTTATTCCGTATTCACAAAGATTTGTTAAGGTTGATCAAAAAACATTTATTCGAACCGAACGTGAATTTAATCAAATTTGTCGTTCTGCGGTAATCTCTAAAATAAAACCTAGTAAAAAAAAGCTTGAAGCAGTCAAAAAAAATCGAACTGTTGAAGATCTTAAAAAGCAATATCCGGATGCTGTATTAATTCATGACTGGGATGAATTTAGAAAAATACATAGAGAAAGCGAAACACATGTATTGAATTTGGGTGATTACAGCGGAAACATTCAATCAAAGTCAGATGATTCGCTTGATGGTTTTTATTATCTATCGACTCATACCTTCTATGCAAATCATTTTGCACAATCAACCGATGCACTTCAAGCTTCTGGATTTAATGTAATCATCGATAATTGGGATGATGTAAATGTTTCAAAATAATCAAGAAGTATATGCTCTTAAGGTTGCAGAATCAAAACTAAAGATTTGGTATGTTAGTTCAGATGGTTCAGTAACCAGCGTTTTTAAGAGCATTAATAAAAAAATCATTATTCATCCGTTCAATAAAGATGGTCATGCTACGATAAAGATTAATGGAAAAGAGACTCGCTTATCCAGGTTAATCGCAAGAAACTTTATTCGAGGATTTAACTCACAACTTAGAGTTGGATATAAAGATGGCAATAAATTCAATTGCAATGTTAATAATTTGTACTTATATACTCAAACGCAGCATGGTAAACGGACCGGATATAAATCAAGATCGAAAGCCGTAATTGTTAAAGAGTATCGACAAGAACCAATTGAGTATAGATCCATTAGAACTGCAGCTAAGCATTTGTACTGTAGTTATCAAACGTTGCTTGACTATCTTAGTGGAACGGTAAAAACCTCAGTGTTAAAGAAATTTGGTAGGAAAATTTACTACAAAAATAAAATATAAAATATGGAAAAAGGAGCAGTTTATGGAAAACTTGATGTTAAAACTCATGAATAGTTTTAGTAATAAAGGAATGGTATATTTTAATAAATTTAGTGAATTTATATTTGAAATTAACTATAAAGAGAGAGTTTTTGATTATAACAAAATTAGTTATGAAGACTCTTTAGAATATGACTATCCAGATCAAGCACCAAAAAAATTCACTAAGTTTGATAAAAAGACTCACATGCAATCTTTTAGATATGAAGGAGATGAAATTCTTCAATGCAAGGTTCTTGAATGGCTATCAAGACCGGCTCTTAAAGAGGGCGATGAAACAACTCAAAAATGGTATTTAGATGGAATTAATAAATTTCTTGATACAAACTTTAGCAAGAATGATATATATGAAATTTATTGTCATCTTGGAAACAATGTTAATCGACAATTATGCATTAAATTTATTGAAAGCAATTATGATCTGAAAATACTCAAATAAATTTATTTCATACAAAAATATAAAAAAAGGAGCAAATTAGAGTGAAAGCAACCGTAATGACAAAAGGTTTTAAAACATTTGAATTCAAGAATGTAGTACAAGTTACAACATCATTCATGGATTATGATGAAGATTCAAAAAAGTTTAATCAAGTTCATATTGTTTACTTAGATGAAAATAATGCTAAAAAGAAGCATGTTTTCAGACTTGATGAAGTAACTAATTGTTTTGCATTAGATGAAGACAAGCCTACATCAATTAAACAAAGAGCGAAAGAGATGATTAAGATAGCAACCGTTAAAGATAAGCCTACGAGTGAATTTATATTAGAATTTGAAAACAGCAAAGGAACGCCAGATAATCAATTAGAACAAGATTATATGGAAGTTATAAGTTTAGCAAGAGGTCATTTACAATACTATGAGAGCCTTGCGACTAAACCAACCATCGATGAGGCTATTAAAGTAATTGAAGATATGATTAAGGAAGTTGTTAAATCCTCAATTGAAACCAATTCATATTCTGAAAGATGCTCTTTAATGGCGAAGCAAATCATATACGATGATGTTTTAACCGCTTTAAAACTATTTAAAGAGAAAAAGTCATCATGAGATCCTGGTTTTATTCAATATTGTGGGTAATCAGCCCTAGTTTGTATTACAAAGTACTAAATGGTAGAAACAAAATAAAATAAAGGAAGAAGGAAGAAGTCATGAAATATGAGATTAAGTTACATTTTAATTTTATAGATGATTTGAAGTTTATTAAAAACTTTGTAAGTAAGCTTCAAAACAGACCAATTTTAACCGGATTTGCGGTTGAAATTAACGAAGGCAAAGTTTTTATAATTGCTACTGATTCATACAAGTTAGTTGAAGCAACTTTAGGCGAAATTGAAGATAAATCAATCGTATACATTGCAAAATCATATCCTGCAGCGATTTTTGATCTAGTTGTAAAGGTTATGAAAAAAGCAGGCGGTATTTTTTCAATAGATACCGATAATGATAGAGTTTCTTTTAAAGAAAGCGCAACTGCTCCCGAATATTCAGTTACTGCTTTACCAGGAACTTATCCAGTGACAAGAAGACTATTCGATGGTATTGATACCGAAATAGTTGTAAAAAAAGAATGGTATCAGGAATTTCAATACCGTTATAAAGAATCCGAATTGAGACCAACATTGCCTGTAATTATTAATGGTGTTGATGGTTTTATATACTTTGATCGTGATAATTTTGATTTTATTATTAAACACTTAAAAGGTGCAAAAGGAAAGATTTATCACACAAATAATGCATGCAAATCTATCCTATTATCATTTGAATCAAATTGGACATTTCGTATTATTGTATTGCCTGTTAGAGTAGAATAACATGGAAAAATCACTAAAAAAAACGGTATTTTTGAAGCAAATCATATCAAAATATGAGGTAATTCTTATCAAAAACGAGGATATTTCATCATATATTGATAGATTATACAGCAATGAGCACCTAATAATTGTTACTCCAGAACTCATATATATTAGTCAGCCAAGCTCTCCTTCAAGAATTATTCATATTCATCATCAAAATAGCACAGAAAACAATGTAACAAAGTGGAATTATAGTATGAATAATGGTGAAATAACCATTGATCTAAGCATAAAAACTGATGGTGGGTATTATAGGGAGCATTACTACATCAAAAACAGCAAAATAGTATGGCTCAATGACAGTTTTATTGAAGAAGATTTAATCAATTATCACTTAAAAAAAGAGTGTTAAAAAATGGAAAAGTATCCATTTTAAAAAAAGCATTCTTAATATGCACTATATAGCGCTTTAAAAGGTATTTAGGTAGTGAATTATAATATAAGGTTATTTTACGCACAAAAAGACTCAAAAAAGGAAGTGATTATATGGCTTCAAGAGTCGATTTCCGTAACGAGTATATTAAGACTGGAATCGAAATAAAAGTGCTCAAAGAACGACTAACAATTCTCCAAAGTAGAAAGAAAACATTTGATAACCTGGAATATATATCTGATAATGAAATTGCGAGAATTCTTTTGTTCAGAGAAGATAATATTGATAATCTTGATGAACTAATAGATCAGCTGCAAAACGCTATTAATGTAACAACCGATAACCTAAGACTCATGGAAGATCATATGGTCAATATCGCTAAGCACTTAAGAACATTTACAGAGATGCGAATATTCATATTAGCGTATGGTACAGATATGACGATATCACAAATAGCAGAAAACATTAACTTAAGTGAGCCATACGTTAAGAAGGTTAAGTCTAGGATAGCAAAAGAAATAAATATATAAATAAGGGTAGGTAACTTTTTGGATACCATAAGTTATCTACTTTTTTTATATACTTGAATTAGGCAATGATATCTTTTGGTTGCTTGACATACTTCCTTTTTCCAGCAGCAATGATCTGCCATATCATTGCTGTAAAGCTATTAATAGCTGCGAGGCTATCTATTCTATATATAAGGAGCGTTGCAATGTTTAACTCTAGACAAGAATTCTATGATACAGTCGCATGGAAGCGACTACGAAAATATATTCGTATTAAGTATCATGGTGTTTGTCAACGATGTGGCAATGCTGGCAATTACGTTCATCACATCAAACATGTTACAGATAAGAATGTTGGTGATCCTGATGTAACGCTCAATGAAGACAATCTAACGCTCTTATGCTTGGACTGTCATAACTTCGTGCATTACGGTTCAGCATTCATGAGAGACGATGTTTTGTTCGATGAGGACGGTAATCTTATCAAAAGAGAAAACGCCCCCCGGTCTGATGGCTCACTATAGCCATCTTAGTCAACGGTGTCTAGTCATAACTTTTTCACACACGCCACTTTGTAGGGGGGGTAGTATATTTTTTGGAGGTTTTGATCTATGGAAAACGAATATTACGATGAAACTGGAAAGTTTTTCACAGATGAAGAACGAGAAGGTAGAATTAAACGAGAATACGTAAAACTTAAAAAAATAATCAAGAGTCTTACTCCGGAAAAGAAAGTATTGGTAGATAACCTAATCAAGAACATTGCATTTTGTATAGTTGAGCTTGAAGAGTTATCTGAACTGATTAAGAGAGATGGATTCTTTGAAACATATCGTAACGGTGAAAATCAATATGGTCTTAAAAAATCGATTGCCCAGGACATCATGCTGCAAACAGGTAAATTGTATTCGACATATTTAGGAAGATTAGAAATTTATCTACCTGATGAAACAGATGATGGCGATGATTTCAATAAATTTAAGAAAAAACAAAAAGAACGTTTAGCTGAGTATGAAAATGGATAGGAATTATATCCGTGAGTACTACCATGAGATTATCACCGGGCGAATTATTGTAGGTAAGAAAGTAAAAAAGCAATATCAAAAATTAATTTACCTTTTAGATAATCCGGATCAAAACTTTATTGTTGATTATAAAGGCGAAAAAGAATATTTTGTTTTTAATCCAATATTAGCTTCTCAACCAATTGATTTTATTGAATCCTTTTGCAGACATGTAAAAGGAACCGGATTTGCAGGAACAAATATTCAATTGGAACTTTGGCAAAAGGCATTAATAAGTGCATTATATGGTTTTGTATCAAAAACAACTGGTTATCGAAAACATCATAGACTGCATTTATATGTCGCTCGTAAAAATGGTAAGACTTTATTAGCTGCATGTCTCATTATTTATGAATTACTCTTGGGTGGCGAAATAGGATCTGAGATTTATTCTGGAGCTACAAAGCGAGAACAAGCAAAAATTGGTTGGGACATGGCAAAACTTATTATTTCAAAAAGTCCTACACTGAATAAACGTTTTAGATGTACTGTTAATGGTATTTACTTAAAACCGTTCAGTGATAGTTTCTATAAACCAATTTCTAAAGAGTCAAAAAAGCTTGACGGATTAAATGCACAGCTTACTCACATCGATGAATTACACGCAATCACAGATAGTAACATCATTGACGTTATGTGGGATTCAGCTAAATCAAGAAATCAGCCTATTGAATTAGTTACAACAACGATGGGTACTGAACGAGAGTCAACATTTGATGAAGTTTATGATTATGATGAAAAAGTACTTGATGGTGAGTGGCAAGATGATCGCTTATTAGTAATATGTTATGAACTTGATGATCCAGACGAATGGAAAGACATCAAAAACGCATATAAAGCAAATCCTAATCTTGGAGTAAGTTTATCTGTTAATGGTTTATATGAAGAAATTGAAAAATGTAAAAATGATGCTTCAAAATTAACAAATTTACTAGCTAAGAGTTTTAATATTCGTCAAGCTAGTCGTAAATCATGGCTTTCATTCGATGAATTTAATAATACTGAAGAAGTAGATATTAACAAATTAATGATAGATAACAAAAATTCAATTGTGATAGGCGGATTCGATTTGTCACGAACTGGAGACATGACAGCATTTACTACTCTTCATTTTGACAAAAAGCGTCGCAAAATAATTGCTGAGACCATGTATTGGGTTACTCAAAAATACGTCGATAAGCATAAAAAAATACCGCCAATTCAAAAATGGATTCAATCTGGATATGTTCGACAAAGTGGAGTAGAGCTTATTGACTATCATGACATTGTGAATTATGTCAGGAGTAATGTCGAAAAAGGATATATATATCAATTTATTGGTTATGATCCATATTCAGCTGGATATCTAGTAAATGAATTAGAATCAGAAGGTTTCTCAAAAGATTATTGCATGATTAAAGTGCATCAAGGCAGCAAAACTCTTTCGGTTCCAATGCAAGTTTTAGAAGCTGATTTAAAAACAAAAACGCTTATATATCAAAATAATCCAGTGACTAAATGGTGTTTGTCTAACGTCGAGTTGGAGAAAGACCGAAATGGAAACTACCTTCCAAAAAAAGGTAGCTATGAACGAAAAATTGATGGTGTAGCTACTATTCTTGACTGTTATGTTCCATACATCAACAATAATAATAGGTTTTGGGAGGAGGACTAAATGGGCATTTTTACTTCTATCTTTGGAAATAAAAAAACCAAAGAATCACAAGCTAGTACATCACAACTAATTAATTTATTTACACCTTACTTTAGCAGCCTTGTAAATCCGGAATTAAACGAAACATTTATGTCTGCAGTAGAACTTCACATGATGCACTTTAGTAAAATTAAGCCTGTTGTTTATCTAAAAGACAAAAGAGACAAGGAATGGCTTAACAAAATTTTAACTCTTAAACCAAATCCAATTATGGAAGCTGGATCCTTTTGGGAGAAAGTAGCTAAAAAATACTGGGTTGAAAATAACGTATTCATTTATATTGAGTGGGATTTGACAAAACCAGCTGAGCCTTTAAAAGCATTATGGGTACTTGATGTCAATAATGTTGAAACTTCATTAAGTAAAGATGGTGAATTTTACTTTAAATTTTACTTAAACGGAGCTCAAATCATTACTGGAATGGAAAACATCATCCACATTGCTCGAAATGTAGATTCTTCAGAGATATTTGGCCAAAAATCTAACGCTATTAATACTATATTGAACGTTATTAACACAAATTATGAAGGAATTGAGAGTGCAATTAAGACTAGTCAATTTTTGCGATTTGTGATAACCACTACAACATCATTGTCTGATTCGAAAAAAGCGGAAGCTGCAAAAAGATTTGCTCAGACCTATTTAGCATCAGATGGTACTGGAGTAGCATACTTGGATGCTGCATCAACGCTTACTCAAGTCAAGTCAGAAGCTAAATATTCAAACTCTGATGAAATGAAGTTCTTCGAAAACAAAATATACAATTATTTGCACGTCACAGAAGATATGATCAAAGCTAAATTTTCCGCTGACGACTATCAATCTTACTATGAAACCAATTTAGAACCATTTATCAATAAACTTTGCAACGAACTAAACTATAAAGTATTCACTGATCGTGAATATGGTGCCGGAAATCGCATAAAAATTGATGTTAATGAACTTCAAATAGTTAGTTTTCAAACAAGAATTAACCTTGTTAAAGAAACAAAAGAATTGGGTTTATACACAATTAACGAAATTAGGGGTATTTTATCAATGCCACCGCTTCCAGCTGAAGAAGGTAATAAACGGTTAGTCTCATTAAATTACATTGATTCTGCTGTAGCAACTCAATATCAATTATCCAAAGGAGGAAATACAGATGGACAAGAGAGCTAATGATATTTCAAATAATCAAAAAGAAATAAGAATGGCAGCTCAAGTTGAATTTAGAGAAGATCAAGAAACTAAAAGAATGATTTTAGAAGCATATTTTCTTAAATTCAATCAGCAAACATTAATTGGTAGTAAAGAATACGGATTTAGAGAGCAAATTCTTCCGGATGCATTAAAAGATACAGACATGAAGAAAGTTCCACTTAAATATAATCATCAAGATGGATATTTAGCGCTAGCTTCAACTAAAAATGGCAGTTTGAAATTGACTGTCGACAAGATTGGACTACGTGGAGAAGCCGAATTGCTTGATATTCAATCTCATAAAGATATTTATGAAATGGTTCGTTCTGGTCTTATCACAGAGTGTAGTTTTGCTTTCACTATTCCGATGGATGGTACCGGATCAGAGTGGAACTTTGATGAAGAAGGAGTTCCACCGCTTAGAACAATCAAGAAGATTGATAGACTTTTTGATGTTTCAATTGTGGATTTACCAGCCTATGAAAATACTGAAGTCTATGCTCGCTCTTTTGAGAAGTTTGAGGACACTCGAAAGGCTTTAGAGGAAGCAAGAGCTAAGAATGAAGAATCGGTTAGGCGAATCAATATGAAAATAAAATTAGGAGGAATTAAGTAACATGAAACGACTTGCAGAAATTTTAAAAAGAATGAAAGAAATTCAAGTTGAGGTTAGAGACGGTAACGTATCTGCTGAACTTGAAAAAGAATTGGATGCTTTGATTGCTGAAAAAGATCAGATCGAAGCTAGACAAAAATTGTTAAACGAAAAGTTTGATAACGGTCTCGAAGTCAATATTATTGACAAAAATCAAGAAGACAGAGGCAAAGATGCCGATGCTAAACTTTATCGTTCCGGCTGGTTGAAAAACCTAATGCACAGACAATTGACTCCTGAAGAAAGAGCAGTAACATCCTCGACATCTTCTGGCGGATATGCGATTCCAACCACTACTTGGAATAAAATCCAAGAAAAAATGGTCCAAGTCTCAATTTTATATCCAAGAGTCAACAAAATGTTTGTTCAAGGTAAATTGAGTTTACCGGTTGAAAACGTCAACAGTGATGCTGCATGGGTTGCAGAAGGTGCTGGAGCTAGTGATGGCACTGACACATTATCACAAAAAGCTTTCAATGCGTATGATCTCATTAAACTTCAATCGATTACTGCTCAAATGTCAACTATGTCAGTTGATGACTTTGAAGGATGGTTAGTTCGTGTCATGGCCAAAAAAATGGCAAGAGCATTGGATAAAGCTATCATTTCTGGAGCCGGTTCAGGTTCGAATCAACCTACTGGTATTGAGAATGCCGTATCATGGGTTGATGGAACTAACGCAACTGAAATTGCAGCTGCAACCGCATGGACATACAATGACATTGTTGAGTTCTTAGGAATTTTAGATGCTGCGCATGCACAAGGTGCTGAAATTATCGTTAATCGAAAAACCTTATTTGCTCGTTTGTATAAGATTTTAGATGGCGACAACAGACCAATCTTTGTTCCTAATGCGGAAAATGGCAATTCAGGAAAATTACTTGGCTATCCAGTCACTGTTTTTGATCAATTAGCAGATGATGTGATGTATTTCGGTAACCTTGAAAACTTCACTTATAATTTTAACAAAGACGTTGAGATTACATCTGATGATTCTGTTGGATTTAGAACTGCAACTAGAACTTACAGAGCACATGCTCTCGTAGATGGTCATTTACTCGATACTTCAGCATTTGCTAAGCTTTACATTGCTGCAGCGTAAAAAATAAATATTAATATAGGAGGCAAATTATGAACCTGGTAATATCAATTGAAGAAGTTAGGAAGGCAATTCGTGTTGACTTCGATCATGATACTGATGAATTGAACAACCTGGCAGAGTTTGCCTCCTCTTATTTAGAAAAAGTAACTGGCTATGATTTTGGTAAAGAAGATACCATTGAACCACTTGCAAAACAAGCTGCTAGATTGCTAGTAAGAACACATTTTTTTAGTCAAACTCAATATAATAAAGACTTTGATTACAGTATGGGTCTTGGTGGACTAATTGTGCAACTACAGTGTATAGCGGCTGAAAAGCTTGCTGCAGAAGCTGCGCTAGAAGTAGTGGTGGAATAGAATGGATAGTTTACATGGATATTCATATCCAAATAAGCATCATAATATTCTTGTTTTTAAAGAAATTCAAAGCAAAACAGGTATTGTTAAACAATATATTCACCCTATAAACACTAAATTATCAGCGTATGCAAGGCAATTGAGTTCTCAAGAACAGTCTTCCCAGGAAGCTATTCAAAACAATGTCACAATCGAATTTGTAATTAATTATCGAACTATTGATATTGATATGTTTATCGAATTTATGAATCGTGTTTATGCAATTGATTCTATCGATGAATTAGAATTTTTTCAAACCGAATTAAAGCTTAGAGCATATCCTGTAAATTCAAAATCTTATACGGAAGTAAGGTGGTCTTAATGAAACTTACAACCGCAATAGCATTAATCAAAGAAAATATTGAAAAAAACTTAACTAATGCCGGGTTGATAGATGGGTTTACACTTGATTCTGATGAACTATTATTAGAATCAGAGATTGTCTATTGGCATATGCAAGTAACAAATAAAGCCGGTTCTGATAAAGAAAAATACTTAGTTTGGAATTTTGGGTATGTAAATCCATTTGTTCACGGTGATGGTCAAGTCTTGGCATTTGATTATACGGTTACTTTTACATTGTATTCAAACAATCCAATTGTTAATACTGTTTTATCGAACATTGAAACTGAACTTCAAAAAGATAGATACATCATGAAATTTGATAGATCATCTTACGACAATAGCAGTCAGTTATATATGTATAGCTTTTCTGCTCAAAATAGAGTGAGTGAGTAATGCAAGGTCATGGTTCAAATTCTATTTTTGATTTTCAGCAAGAAATGATTAAACAAATTAACATGTGCAAAAAAATTGGATATGAAGCTACTCAAAAAGCTCTTAAAGCATCCGGCGAAGAGATGGTTAAAAGAGCATCAGAAGCGACTAACACAAATGGGCTTGGAATATTTAAAGCAAGTTGGAAACTTGCTCCTTACCCAAACTCAATTTACATTTATAACTCAAGAGGTGTACTTGGTCCAGATAAAGGAATACCTTTAAGCAATCTTTCTGAATATTCTGCTAGAGGGCCTCACCCATTTATACTTAGTACTTTTGAAAGAAGTAAGCAGGCATTATTTAATGCTTTTAAAAACGAAATGAACAAAAATATTAGGAGGAATTAAAATGAGTAGAAAAAATCAATTTGCATTTAATATTAAAAACTTGAAATATGCATTCAAGACTCTTGGTGTATTTGGTACTCCTACAGCAATGACATATGCAAGATCTCTTTCACTTGAAGCTGACTATGATGAAACTCCATTGTATGGTGATGGTCAAAAATTAGCAGTCTTAGCAGACGATAAAGGAAAGACCGGAACATTGTCATTAATTAACATCGATGAAGATTACGAAATTGCATGTGGTCGACAAATGTTGATTAGCAAAGGAATTGCTGATATATCACAAAATCAAACTGTTGAACATGCATTGTATTTTGAATTTGATTTATTGGATGAAGGCGTATCAAAAACAGTTAAAGTTTGGTTATTTGGTGTTATTTCTGGAAAGCCATCTGTAAACCTTGAACAAACAACTGACAATCCAACAATCAATCCAATCGAACATGCACTAACTGTTCTTGGCACTAACTTAAAGAATGCTGCAGGCACTGCAGATTATGAGGATACAAATGGCAATACAGTTAAAGTTTACATGTTGACTTCTTATCCAGATGATACTGATTATGCTACTTTTGGCGCAACAGTACCAACACCGTCAGCATTAGCATAATAGGAGACCATTATGATTATTACAGTACCTAAACTTATTAGAAAACAAAACGTCGAAGGTTCAATTGAAACTACTCGTGAGTTATTAAAACTAGAAGTTGACACATCATTTAAGGCCCATTTGAAATGGGAAAAATATTTCATGGACCAATTAGATTGTGATCTAAATACTTACTATGAACGAGTATCGAAATGGATGAAAGATCCTAAATCAGCAAAAGCAAATATGATTGGGATGTTAAAACTATTGTATTGTTATGTAAATTCGGATCAATTACCTACTTTTATCGACTTTCTTGGAATGTTTGATGTTGCCGTTGCTGATGAAATTCTCACTGCAATAGGTAAAGTTTTGACTGAAGTGCAAAGTACTGTATCAAAAAACTAATTGGGCGGGCTACACTGCTCCACCATCTGTATAGTAAGATATCAAATCAGACTAACAGTAAAAGTGAGGAAGATGGCCCGCCATCTATTTTTAAATTGATACAGAAAGCACAAAAACATCAAATTCCATACGATTTAATGTGTGAATTAAATTACATGGACTTGCAAGCACTGGTTATTGAATATGAAATTTCTGATGTAAAACAGTATTTAAAACGACTCCAAGAAGAAAAAAATTCATCTAGAGGAGTTAATATAATACCTGCTTCAAACGACGATTTATTAAGAATGTTTGGAGGAAAAAAGAAGAAAGAGGTGAGTTAGATGGCAGCTTTTGGTATGACTATTCCTATCGATGCCGATGCATCGAGTTTTAATAAAGAACTTAAAAAAATGGATAGATCTATCCGCACTACCAGTGGTGAAATTAAAGACCTATCTAAATCACTAAAAATTGAATGGAATAGCAAAGTATTTGTTGAAGCACAAAGAAAAGCCCAGGAAGCATTAAAGCAAACGGAAGTAAAAGCGCAATCTCTGCGAGATCGTTTAAGATATCTCGATGAGAATAAAACCGATAAAACATCTAATGAATATCAAAAACTCCAGTCCCAATTAATAAAAACAGAAACTGCAGCAGTAGAAATGAAAGCTAAACTTCAAGAAATAAACGATTTGAAGTTAGATAGAGTTACTGAGCAATTTCGTAAAGTTGGAGATGGTATAACAAAAGCCGGACAAGCTATGGCTCCGCTATCAGCTGCTGCAGCGGCTTTAGTTGGTGGTTTTGCTAAGATTGGTTTATCAGCTGTAAAAGCTGGTGATTACATTGGTACAACCGCTCAACAATTAAATTTATCAACCACCGAATTACAAAGATGGTTATATATTGCAAATCAAACAGACGTCGAAGCTGCTCAATTTGTTAACGCAGTGACAAAAATGCAAGGAGCTCTTGCACATCTCGCTGCAGGTGAAGAAGATATTACAGCTTCAGCACTAAAAGAATTAGGAATATCAGCAGAAGAAGCTTCTCTTGGAATGGAAGCTAATTTTGAAAAAATAATCAATGGACTTGCTAACTTAGAAGACTCTACAATGCAGGCATATTACGCAAACGAATTGTTTGGTACCAGAATGGGTGCTAAATTGATTCCACTACTAAATGATGGTGGTAATGGTTTGGCTTCTCTAAGCGCCGAATTTGAAGCATTGGGATATATATCCGATGAAAATGTACAAAAACTTGATGCATTTGATGATTTAATGGATAAACTCAAATATCAATTTACATTAATAAAAAATGAAATTGGTGCGCTATTGCTACCAATCATGGAAAAATTGGCACAAACAGTTCAAGATAAGATTATTCCGGCATTTCAAGAATTAAGAAATAAATTAGCCGGATTATCCGAAACTCAAATAGAAAATGGTTTGAAAATTTTAACTTTAGTTGCATCAATTGCTCCTGTATTAATGATTGTTGGAAAACTAACATCATCGGTTGGAAGTTTAATTAAAATAATGCCAATGTTAGGACAGGCTCTTACTGTTCTTGCTGCTCATCCAATTATTGCAGTCATTGCCGTTTTAGTTGGACTTATGGTTCATCTATATAATACTAATGAGCAATTTAGAAATAGCATCAACAGTCTTGTTCAATCTCTCATGAAATCATTAAAGCCAATACTTGATCTAGTTATCAATCTCGTTCAAAATTTATTAAAATCATTAATGCCAATTATTAATGTATTATCAAATGTTGTTTTAATAATTGGAAACGTTCTCTTTCCGATACTTACAAAGTTTATTGATCTTATTAGCAAATTTTTAGTTCCAGTTATTGAGACTATTGGTAAAGTATTTACTTTTCAATTTGAATTGATTCAAAAAATATTTAATGGAATTATTGGTTTTATTGAAGATTCATTAAACGGTGCAATCGATTTTATTAATAGCATTATTCGTCAAATTAATAAGCTTGGTGATGTTCTTGGATTTACCATTCAAGAATTAGATAACGTTGCTTTAAAAGCAGAAATTACGCAGGAAGTAAAAACCGTTCCATCTACATCAAGTGGAATTACTTCTCCAAATACATCAAATATTCCGGATGTTTCTGAAAGTGATTTTATTCAGGATACAATTAATAATCTTGACGTTAATACTATGCCACAAACCATTGTTAATAACGACAACAGCATTAAAGATATAACTATTGAAGTCGTTGTCAACAATTATGGTGATGAAATTGATGCTGAAGAACTAGCTCAACAGATTAATCTTAAGTTAGCGGAGGCTATGTAATATGCGAAAGCTTAATGTTTTAGATACTAATTACAACAAGAATGAATTATATATTCCAATTCTTGATGGCAAAACATATTTATATTGGTTTGAAACTGATCCAACTAATGAAGAATTAACTTTGCACGAAATGTATCCATTGTGGAAGAAGCAATATGATTATTTAAAAAGTATTATTGAGGTATCTGGGTATACTTATATTGTTGGAGCTAAGACGGTATACGATACAGTCGCATATGATGTAAATGGTAATGCTATTTCATACTTTGATATATTCAATGGAGCAAAAACAGAAGTTATAAATGGCTATTTTTTAGACGCACCGCAGTTGGTAACGAACGGAGAATTAGATTCAACTACAAGTTGGGACAAAGCAGGTACTGCAACATATAGTGTATCGAATGGTATCATGACATTTCTTGCGGCTTCACAGTATCAAACTGTAAGGCAAGTAGCGGCTCTAATTCTTACTAAAAAATATTATTGGTGTGCAAAAGTTAAAGCAACATCTAATGCTGTTTATGCAGGTTTATTTATTCCTGGCGTTTCTACTTCCGATGTTAAACAACATTCAGGAGGTGGAAATTACGAATTATTATCTTCAATTTATACTTACACAAGCGAAGTATCAGGAATAGCACTTGGAATATGGGACGCTAGAGCAAGTGCGTGGGACAACATATTTATTGACTATATTTATAGATTCAACATTTCGCGTTTAATTACCAATAAGCAATACAGCCCTCTCTTTGACACGACATTTGATTTAATGAGTGACGCAAACATCAAATCACAAATGGACGCATGGATATTAGATGGCACGTTACCAAACGCTTTACTAGACGTAGTGAACCCGGAGATTGAATCGGTTGGTAAAAATTTATTAGATAAAAATGATTTTATTTTGGGTGGTTATTTATCTGCAACAGATACAATTACTGCAGAACCAAACTCTTTTTATACATTAAATCATATAAAAGTAAAACCTAACACCGCGTATGCTCCAACAATTTTTGGAACCTCAATATCAATTCAAATTTTGGAGTATGACATTAATAAAAAGTTTATAGCACGGTCCTATAACAGTTCTTCCGCAATTTCAGTAACGACCTCTTTCCAAACTTACTATGTCCGATTGTCAGTTTACACTGGAACTACGGCAAGAATGGAAACTGTCCAACTTGAACAGGGTACAGTAGCAACAACCTACGAGGCATTTATTTCAGCAACGCAAAAGTTTACTAATATTGATGGAACAGATTTACATTTAAGAAGATTACCTAATGGAGTAAAAGATACGATAGAAGAATTTAATAATAAAGTGCAGAGAATTGGAAAATATGTAATTACCGGTCTTGAAACTTGGGCTCTTTTTGATAGTTATGCAAACGTTACTTATATTTATGCAGGTAGAGGTATAATACCTGATTTTGCAATACAAAGCGGAGCTGTAGTTAATTTAAAATATTGTTTAGAAAACCATGTATCCGTGCTTAATATAGAAGACTCATTAAATTTAGTTGGCGCTATTGCGTTTAATGGTGGTGCAAATACATCAATTTGGGTTGGTTTTACAAAAGGCACTTCAGTTGCAGCAGCAAAAGCCGCTCTTGTTGGTAAAGTTATTTATTATGAACTTTTAACTCCGGTCGAAACAAAAATAAAAAGCATTGGTTATATGTTAGGTTTTTCGAAAGTTACTTATTTTCAAAATCAATCATTAGCAACAAATTTTAAAGTTAATAAGTATACGGATATATTTAACGAAAGAATAGAAGGTCCGTTAGATACTAATTACGATTTAGGTTGGTTTGCAACAGAACCTGATCAAACGATTATCGATGCATGGCAAGCAATGTACGACATTTTAAAGTATGGTGTTAATATTCCTCAAACAGCTCTAATTATCGAACCTGTTGGTCTTGGAAATCGATTTAAATTACTTGAGATTGATGGACAAGTATATGGCCATGAGCTAGATTTTGAAGACATTTCATTCAAAATTAACTTTGGAATTAACTATAACGCCTATGAAGGATACAATTTGATGATGAACATGCTAAGAAATAATAAGGCTATCATTGAATACGACTGGGGAGCCGGTTCTAGATTTGCGGATGTTAGATTATTGAATGCTCCTAAAACCGAAAAAAACACATTAGCATTAATTGTAAGTAAGTTTTCGTTTAAACTGTTAAATCCATTTTATGAGTTGATTGAAAGTTCTTCTGGATTGGATGTTACCAATAATACAACACTTGACCTACCCGTAATATTTGATTTAACAGTAACTGCAAATACGGTTGAATTAGAATTAGAAAATCAAGATTCAAGCTTAATAGTACAAAGTATTACATTTGATTTTACCGGATTAACAACTCCATTCAACTTAACAATTAATCCAGAGACAAAGAAAGTTCTCATCGATGGAGAAACGGACGCATACGATTATATTGATCACAGCGGCGATTCTTTTATCAATGTACCAGCAAATAATGTACAACACATTCTATATATTACCGGAGCAACAGTTAACACGATAACATATAAAAAATGGGTGATCGCATAATGAAAAAAATATTACTTTTAATTATATCAATAGCACTCATTTTATTAGGAGGTGGATGCATGAATTCGGAGAGTAAATACATTGCTGTATATGGTCGTGATGGTTCACATATCGCTAATGTTGAATTATCTAAATGGAATATAACCAGGAAAGTATTTGAACTCGATACAAGCTTATTTGAAGGTTACTGTGATACCGATATAACGGATGGATTATTGTTTGTAATGAATGATAAAAACGGAAGTAAGGAATATTCCGGATTTATGAAGTCTATTATTCAAGATAAAAAAACCGGTTATGTTACTTTCAAAGGCGATGATTTAAGATCTATTTGGGATACAGAAGTTTTGCTCGATTTTACTCCATTTGATGATAGATATGATTATAGATTAGATGATATCTTTAATAAAGTTAAAAACGCAGTAATTGACCAAGCTAGTTCAATTATAAGTATTAATGTAACTGTTCCAACAGATAGTACATTAACTAGTGATGTAGGCAGATTTGATGGTACTTATTTTTATTCAAACACTTTTGAATTTATTAAAACTTATTTAGCATATTACGTCTATATATTAATTGCAGATTATGATTTAAGCAATAATTCAATTAATTTTGAGTTTATTAAACCAGGTGTCACAAGATCAATTCGAATGGATGACTTTATTTTTTCAAAAACATCGAGTGAGGTAAAAGTAAATCATACGGTTGCACGAATAAAGTCAGATATAAATCTTCAACCTACTAAACAATGGGTATATTGCTCTGAAGCTTATTTTGATTTACAGCCAGAAACCAATAGATCTACTGAACTTGAAATAGAAAGCGCTAGTGAAATTCCTATTAATGCTGAAGATTTACCAATAGGGTTTGCATTTCGTGGTTCAAATCAAGTTCCTGAAAATACATATTATTATTGGAAAGTTGAACGATCTGAAAAAATATGGAAGCGTTTCGGATATTATGCTGATCCAAGTGGTTTAAGTTATTGGAATGCATATGACTCACTTGCAAGATTAAGTGTAAGCTATCCAACATCACCGTATATTGGTAATCCGGAATTAAATCCTAACGATTATGATTTAGGCGTTCCATTGAAAATTACATATGATGGTTACAGCGAGTATTATAAAGTTGTTTTAAATACAATAGAACTTGCTGCTAACATACCTGAAATTCATTACTATTTAGGTATTGACAACGAAATCTATGAAGGCAGCATATTAAGTTCAAACCAAGTCTATCCCGTAAAAACACGTTATTTTGAAGATGAGTATATGGCAAAAGCTCAATTTAACGCAGTTTGGGAACTTGTTAATTCACGATACAATGAGAACATTATTCTTGATAATGCTAATTCTCCTATAGATTTAACTGATTATGGATTATATGACATGATTACTGTATATGATTCTAATGGAGATTACAAAGTGCTTCCTGTAAGTGAAATTAGATGGTCTAATAAATCATATTCAGTGAAGCTTGGATTTAAAAAAGAAAAGTTTACGGACATTATTAAAGAAGCAACTGGTACAAAAATATCTGGCGCTATAGTTCCAACGTTATCAAAAAACACTTCAAAGAATAAGTTAAGCAAATATACTTTTGAAGAATTGAAATAGGATGGTGATAGCATGAAACAAATTAATGTAATGTGTAAACCATCTGGCGTAGCTATTGTGACGACTTCAGATGTTCACATTGATAACGAAAGCAATGCATCAAAAATTGTCATCGATTTTACTTTGTGCTTAGATTATCTTGGCGAAAATAAATGGGTTGATTTGGTCATGGGTGATGGAACAAGCTTAAGATATGATTTGGGAACTGAAGATATTGTTACTAAGGAACTTGAGTACCAAAATACCATTGCCGGGGAAATGGTAATTACTCCGTTTATTTACAACGGACTTGTAATAAAAATTAAATTTAAACCTAATCGTTCTATTCTAATTTACAAAGTAATTGAAGCGGGAAATGGTGAAACATTACAGAGAGATGATTATGTTTTTGAAATGAAAGAGAATGTTGACTCATGCGTAACTTTTAAAAATCAATTTGAGTTTCTCACAACAACTGAATTTGAGTTAATAGAAAGAGAATCCGGTAAAATTTACGGTGTTTATAGTGAATTAACTGGAGAAATAACCTGGTACTTTAGTGATGTTGGCGTATAAAAAAACTATAGTTATGGAGGTATTGTTTGATGGATGAAAATGAAAAAGAAATAGAAAAAATTGTTGAGAGAAGACTTGAAGTTCCTAAAGACATTTTTAAAAAGAAAGAGCATGAAGTTAATCCTTCAGAAAAAGACATTTCTCACGCTGAATTATTAGTCCAAGAAATGTCAAAACAAGGAATAATTACAATTGCATCAAATGATCCAGAAGTTCAAGAAAAGATTCTTAATCAAGCCAAATTAAGTATTGCAATGGAACTATCAAAGATTGATAGTAGAGGAAAGAAAGAAGTTCAGGAGGCCGCATACGATGCTAATAAAGAAGCATGTAAATACTATGGGGTTGCTGATTCTGTTGAAACTTGGAAGATTAAAATGATGAAAGGCGGGTCCGCATTTTGGTTTGTCGTATGGTTTTTAATATCCTCGGTGACATTTACGCCGATTACGATAGTAGCAGACAAAATCAATAATTTCATCAAATGGTATTGGTTATCATTAACAATTACAATAATTATTTTTGCTTTTGTTGTGATTGGATTGCCGCTGTTATTCAAATTTAAAATAATATAGGAGGAAAAGAAAATGATTACAGTGAAAGACCTTAAGGCTTACCAATCTAAGCTAGAGGAACAAAAATTAGAAATCAAAGCAAAGTACGACCAAGAAATTGGAATCGTCGATGCTAAGATTTCAGTTACAAACGACTTGATTGCCGAGTATGGTGATCCAGAACCAAATGTTGAGGAGGAAACTTTGCCATGATTAAAAAATCGAATTTGTTTTCATTATTCATCATTGTTTTAGTGCTTGCTGTGATTTTCTTTGCAATGAAATATTTTAATCTCTCGTTTCAGGATATTAAAGATTCGATTGAATACGTTATTGCAATTATTTCATTACTCGCTACTGCAATAGGATTTTACGCAAAAATGACACACAACAAGAAAATGGCAGCTTTGGCAGAATCGTTAAATGCTATCAATAGTTATGCACAGGAAGCTGTTGATAAAGCAGAAGATTTCATTGGTTATTCAGGTGAAAACAAAAAGCAATATGCATTGACCTATATCAATCAAAAATGCATTGATGCCGGCATTTTGTTTGATTCAGCACTAGCTAGTGAGTTGATTGAAAAGTTTGTTGTATTGTCAAATAAAGTTGGTTCAAGACATAAAATTGAAGAAACAAAACAAATAACGTAGGATTGGAGAATATATATATGTGGAAACGTATTGAAACTGTTCCTGATTTAAAAAAGTTATGTACTGATTATCCGAACGGAGTTGGAGTAACTAAAAACGGTGATTTATATGTATATGACTTTCAAAAAAAAGTTGCTAAGAAAATTTCAATTGACGATGCATCAAAACTTTTAGAAGTCAGTTTGGATGTTATGAGTGAGATTGTTAGAACCGGCGGAACATATCAGTTACCAACTCCAGTAGTTGAAATTGAACCTAAAGTCGAAATAATTGAGCAACCAGAAGAACCGATTGAAGAAAAAGTATTTTCTGAAGAAAAAAAGCTTGATATTATTGTTGAGCCTTCACAACCAGAAGATGAATCGGTTGAAAGTTTCAAAGAAGAAGATTTGGATTGTATTGAAGATCTAAATATCATTCAAGAAAAAGTTATTGAATTGGCTCAATTAGTTGAAAAAGCCAAAAATAAACTATCTAAATAATTATTAAAACGCTCATAAAAAGAGCGTTTTTTTATGTTTACCATGTATTTTATTGTCTATTTTGATATAATAATTAAAAAAAGGTGAAAACTATGTTAAATAAAAGTCAGTATAAAGTTTTAAAAAACGTTATTAAACAAATTAATATTTTAAATCCTGAGAAGCCAATTATTTCTAACTGGCAAATAAGCTCTTTTGATTTATCTATTAAAGAGAAGAATACTCTTATGACTATTAATTTTACACCAATAGAAGATACTCTATTAAAATTTAAAGGTTTTTTTGGTGATATGTTTAAATTAGATTCAGTTATTATAAATCAAATGAATGAATATGAGGAAAAACATAATTGGAAAACAAGTTCAGTAGTTATAATTACAACAATCGGAACAATTATAGGTATTCTAATTGGCATTTTAACTGCAATTGCTTTAACTAAATAGACAAAAAACCGGATGAAAACCGGTTTTAAGTTTCAGATAGGTGTCAAAAAGGGTGTCAAAGCGTTCTAGAAACGCACATTTTCCGCTATAATTAGCGATAAAGTAATGATAGTTACAAATGACTCTTAATCATTGGGTCCCCGGTTCGAGTCCGTGATGGCGCACCAGAATGGCTAAATTTAGGGAAGTAGATTTTTATCTGCTTCCCTATTTTTTTGCTTTAATGCGCAAAAAGGTTGCAA